TAGACGTAGGACAACCAGACTTTAGAGAATCAAATAGATTATTTTATATATTTTGGGAAGCTTGCAAAGCAGACCCAAGATGTTACGGAATGTGCTATCTTAAAAATAGACGATCCGGTTTTTCATTTATGGCAAGTGGTGAAGCTGTTAACCAAGCTACAATATCCACAGATGCGCGTTTTGGTATATTATCAAAATCTGGACCTGATGCAAAGAAAATGTTTACAGATAAGGTCGTACCGATATCAGTAAACTACCCTTTCTTCTTTAAACCAATACAAGATGGTATGGACAGGCCGAAAACAGAGCTTGCATATAGAGTACCAGCGTCTAAATTTACAAGACGTAAACTAGACTCAAACGAAAAGCTTCAAGAAATTACAGGTCTTGATACAACGATTGATTGGAAAAATACAGGGGATAACTCTTATGATGGTGAAAAATTAAAACTACTAGTACACGATGAAAGTGGAAAGTGGGAGAGACCAACAAATATATTAAACAACTGGAGAGTTACAAGAACTTGTTTAAGGCTTGGATCTAGAATTATAGGTAAGTGTATGATGGGATCAACATCTAATGCTTTAGACAAAGGTGGTGATAACTTTAAAAAACTTTACAATGACTCAGACGTTACACAAAGAAACGCCAATGGACAGACTCGCTCAGGATTATATTCTTTGTTCATACCTATGGAATGGAACTACGAGGGCTACATTGACTCTTATGGCTTTCCTGTATTCAACACACCAAAAAAAGAAACGGTAGGTCCTTTCGGAGACATTATAACACAGGGGGTAATAGAGTATTGGAACAATGAAGTTGAAGGTCTTAAAAGTGATCAAGATGGTTTAAATGAATTTTATAGACAATTTCCACGCACAACAAAACATGCGTTTAGAGATGAATCTAAAGAATCTTTATTTAACCTAACAAAAATATATGAGCAAATAGACTTTAATGAAGATCTTAAAAACTCAATTAACGTTACTCAAGGGAGCTTTCAGTGGGAAAATGGAGTTAAAGATACAAAGGTCATATTCGTACCAAATAAAAATGGTAGATTTAAAGTTTCTTGGATTCCACCTTTAAATCTTCAAAATCGTGTAATAATAAAGAACGGACTTAAATACCCTGGTAACGAGCACTGTGGTGCTTTTGGCTGTGATAGTTATGATATATCAGGTACAGTTGATAAAAGAGGTTCTAATGGATCTTTAAGCGGTTTAACAAAATTTAGTATGGAGGATGTACCTCCAAATCATTTCTTTTTAGAATATATAGCTAGACCACAAACAGCTGAAATATTTTTTGAAGATGTTTTAATGGCTTTGGTTTTTTACGGTATGCCAATACTAGCAGAAAACAATAAACCTAGATTATTATATTATTTAAAAAGAAGAGGTTATAGAGCATTTTCTATAAATAGACCAGATAAAAAATATAATAAATTATCGGTAACAGAAAGAGAATTAGGTGGAATACCAAATTCAAGTGAAGATATAAAACAAGCACACGCCGCTGCAATTGAATCTTACATAGAAGATTTTGTAGGTTTAAAAGAAACAGGCTACGGCGATATGTACTTTCAAAGAACGTTAGAAGATTGGGCAAAGTTTAATATAAACAACAGAACAAAGCATGATGCTTCTATTAGTTCTGGTTTAGCATTGATGGCTTGTAATAAAAATAGATACGCTCCGTCTGCTCCAGTTAGAAGAGAAGCTGTAGATTTAGGAATTAAAAAATACGACAACAAAGGTGTCACATCAAAAATAATAAGTTAAATGGGTATATACACTAACACCAATAGCGCTTTTCCAAGCCAAGTAGTAAGCGATGCTGAAAAAGCTAGCTGGGAATACGGCAATCAAGTTGCTCAAGCAATAGAGTACGAGTGGTTTGACCAAGGGCGATCTGGAGGTAATAGATATCTAACTAATTGGAATAATTTTCATTCGTTAAGACTATACGCTAGAGGTGAACAACCCGTGCAGAAATACAAAGATGAGTTGTCTATTAATGGTGATTTATCTTATTTAAATTTAGACTGGAAACCAGTACCTATTTTATCTAAATTTGTAGATATTGTAGTTAATGGTATATCTCAAAAGTCTTACGATATTAAAGCTTATTCTCAGGATCCTAACTCAGTTAGAAGAAGAACTGAATACGCTAGTAGACTTCAAGAAGATATGGTTGCTAAAGAATACTTAGACAATCTAAAGCAAACACTAGGTATTGATTTACATCAATCACCAAGTGGAGTTGTAGTTCCAGAATCTAAAGAAGAGCTTGAGTTACATATGCAACTTAGTTATAAGCAGTCAATTGAAATAGCAGAAGAAGAAGCTATATCAACTGTATTTGCTCAAAATAAATACGATCTTGTAAGACGTAGATTAAATATGGATCTTACAACTATTGGTATTGCAGCTGCTAAAACTAATTTCAATACAGCAGAAGGTATTACTATTGATTATGTAGATCCTTCTTATATAGTTTATTCTTACACAGAAGATCCAAACTTTGAAGATATATACTATGTGGGTGAAGTTAAATCTATAACAATACCAGAGCTTAAAAAAGAGTTTCCTGGTATATCACAAGAGGAATTAGAAAGAATACAAAAAACACCTGGGAACAGGCAATATATAACAGGTTGGGGTAACTACGACGAAAACACTGTGCAGGTTATGTATTTTGAATACAAGACCTATCACAACCAAGTTTTTAAAATAAAACAAACAGAATCAGGTTTACTAAAAGCTTTAGAAAAGCCAGATACTTTTGATCCACCTGAAAATGATAATTTTGAAAGAGTTTCAAGATCAATAGAAGTTTTATATACTGGTGCTAAAGTTTTAGGAACTAATACTATATTGAAGTGGGAGTTGGCTGACAATATGTCTAGACCAATGGCTGATACAACTAAAGTTGAAATGAACTACACGATATGTGCTCCTAGAATGTATAAGGGACGCATAGAGTCTGTTGTAAGTAAATGTGTTGGGTTTGCAGATATGATTCAACTAACACATCTTAAACTGCAACAGGTAATGTCTAGAATGGTACCAGATGGTGTTTATTTAGATATGGATGGTTTAGCTGAGGTTGATCTCGGTAATGGAACTAATTATAATCCTGCTGAGGCATTAAATATGTATTTTCAAACTGGTTCTATCGTAGGTAGATCAATGACGCAAGACGGTGATATGAACCCAGGTAAAGTACCTATTCAAGAACTTAATAGCTCTAGCGGTCTAGGTAAAATACAAGCGCTTATACAAACGTATCAATATTATTTACAAATGATACGCGATGTGACTGGATTAAACGAAGCTAGAGATGGGAGTACGCAAGATAAAAACTCATTAGTAGGTCTTCAAAAAATGGCGGCTAACGCATCTAACGTAGCGACTAGACATATCAAGCAAGCTAGTTTATATCTTACATTGAAAATAGCGGAAAATGTATCTCTAAAAATAGCAGACGCTTTAAGCTTTCCACTGACAGCTGAATCACTTAAAAACTCTATATCGACTTTTAACGTTGAAACATTACAGCAAGTTATTGATTTAAACTTATATGACTTTGGTATATTCTTAGAGTTAGAGCCAGATGACGAAGAGCAAGCTAAGTTGGAAGAGAATATACAGGTTGCTTTAGGTCAAGGCGGTATAGACTTGGAAGACGCTATAGATTTAAGGCAAATTAAAAATCTTAAGCTAGCTAATCAAATGCTTAAGGTTAAGCGTAAGCAAAAAGCTGTTCAAGATCAAGCTAATCAACAAGCTAATATACAAGCTCAAGCAGCTGCACAAGCAGAGACTGCTGAAAAAACAGCAATGGCTGAAGTTCAAAAACAAGAAGCTATATCAGGCTCTAAGGTTCAGTACGAGCAAGCTAAATCTCAAATGGAGATAAACAAAATGCAAATAGCAGCTGATTTAGAAAAAATTAAAATGCAACAAAAGTTTGAGTATGATATGCAATTAAAGCAATTGGAAATTCAAGCTATACAGCAAAAAGAATCATCTATAGAAGATAGAAAAGATAAACGTAGCAAAATGGAAGCTACACAGCAAAGCGAAATGATAAGCCAAAGACAAAACGATAGCTTACCTAAGGACTTTGAAAACGAACCCGATATGGGTATGCAAGCTTTCATGTAGAAAGTAAACAATTATTTAATTATATTATATTATGTCAGAAGTAAAAACAAATGAACCTGTTAAACAGGAAGGTGATTTTAAAATCAAAAAGAAAACTCCAAAAAAATTAACAACACCAAGTAGCGAACTTGTTAAGGTTAACCTTAAAGAACCTTTAGTAGAGGTTCCAGCTGAAGTTACAAAGGTGGTAATACCTAAAGAAGAAGAAAATGCCATTCAAGTCGGAGAAACAACGAAGGTTCTTGTGGAAGAACCATCCGGAGATAGCACTCAGGTGGGAGAACAAGTACAAGAGCCCGTCGAAGATGTTAAAGAGTTTACACCAATCAAAGAAGTTGAAGTAACTAAAGTAGAAGCTGAGGTAAAAGAGGCTTTAAGAGATGAGAAAGTGTTAGGTAAGCAGTTACCTGAAAACATAGAAAAGCTAGTTAGCTTTATGGAAGAAACTGGTGGTACAATAGAGGATTACACTCGATTAAACGCAGATTACTCCAATATAGATGAAAAAACATTATTAAAAGAGTATTACAAAAAAAATAAACCTTATTTAGATAATTCAGATGTAGAACTTCTTTTAGAAGATTTTGAATATGATGAAGATTTAGATGAGGACAAAGATATACGCAAAAAGAAACTTGCGTTTAAAGAAGAAGTTGCAAAAGCTAAAGGCTTTTTAGAGGAAACAAAGGCTAAGTACTACGATGAAATCAAGTTGAGATCAAACGTAAATCCTGAAACTCAAAAAGCTACAGACTTTTTCAACCGATATAATAAGCAACAAGAAATAGCTCAGCAACAACACGAGCGATTTAAAGAAAGTACTAAACAACTTTTTAGCGATGGTTTCGAAGGTTTCGATATCAAAGTCGGTGATAAGAATTATAAGTACAATATTCAAAATCGTGAAAAAGTTGCAGAAAATCAATCAAACATTAATAACCTTGTCGGGAAGTTCCTAGACTCTGATGGTAATATTAGTGACTCGAAAGGTTATCACAAAGCTATGTACGCTGCTGACAACGTGGATAAGATCGCTGCTCATTTTTACGAGCAAGGAAAAGCTGAAGCGATTAAAGAAGTTATGAACAAATCCAAAAATTTAAGTGATACCAAAGCTAGGTCTTCACAAGGAGATGTTTTTATAAACGGATTTAAAGTTAAAGCTATTTCTGGTGCTGATTCTACAAAACTAAAAGTAAAAACAAGAAAATTTAACTAAAAAAATTAAAAATTATGGCATTAAACAATGCATTTGGGTCAATTATCCCAAGTCAGAAACAAGAGCTTCTTGATTCTAACTACTTAAAATTTAACAGTGACGCTGCTGGCGACACTAATACATTCGCACAACAGTATTTACCTGAAATATACGAACAAGAAGTAGAGCGTTACGGAAACCGTACGTTATCTGGATTCTTACGTATGGTAGGAGCTGAAATGCCAATGACTTCAGATCAAGTAATTTGGTCAGAGCAAAACAGATTACACATTGCTTATAACGATGTTGCTGTAAGTGACGCAGGAGTTGGACTACAGCTTACGATTCCTGTAAATGGAACTACTATTCAAAACGTAATATCTCCTAGAGCTACTATTGTAGTTTTAGATCCAGCAACTGGTTCAGAAGCTAAGTGTTTAGTAACAGACTCTAATACTGGAACTGGTGTTTTAGCTGTACAACCTTATAGCATTGCTGCTCTTACTGTAGCTGCAGGTTTTACACAAACAGGATTGAAAGTATTTGTATATGGATCTGAGTATCAAAAAGGTGGATCTGTTCTTGCAGGTACAAGTGGCGGTGCTAACGGAACTACTCAATACGTAAGTGTTGATCCTCAGTTTACACAGTACTCTAATTCACCAATTATCCTTAAAAGCCAATACGTAGTATCTGGTTCTGATATGGCACAAATCGGATGGGTTGAAGTTGCTACTGAAGACGGAACATCTGGATATTTATGGTATTTAAAAGCTGAATCTGAAACTCGTTTACGTTTTGAAGATTACTTAGAAATGTCAATGATTGAAGGTGAGAAAGTTAATGCTGCATCTGCTATTACTACTGGAAAAGGTACTGAAGGTTTATTTGCTGCTATCAACGGTCGTGGTAACGTAAACGTAGGTTTTACTGCTGCTGCTGGATTAGATGCTTTTGACGATATTCTTAAGAACTTAGATACTCAAGGAGCAATTGAAGAAAACATGTTATTCTTACAAAGACAAACATCTCTTGATTTTGACGATATGCTAGCTGGCATCTCTGGTGGTTTCGCTGGTGGTACTGCTTTTGGATTATTTGAAAACTCAGAAGAAATGGCTTTGAACTTAGGATTTAGCGGATTCCGTAGAGGATCTTACGATTTCTATAAGACTGACTGGAAATACTTAAACGATGCATCCACTCGTGGAGCTATCGATGGTATTAGCTCTATCGAAGGTGTATTAATTCCTGCTGGAACTTCTACAGTTTACGATCAAATCTTAGGAACTAACATCCGTCGACCATTCTTACACGTACGATACAGAGCTTCACAAGCTGATGATCGTCGTATGAAGTCTTGGTTAACTGGTTCTGCTGGAGGCGCTTATACTTCAACTCTTGATGCTATGGAAGTAAACTTCCTATC